ATACATCTTATCGAAAAGGATCGACCCGACTTTAGCGTCAGATTGAGTCATTTTCTGGCAGATGTTGATGCGGGGGATTTCGATGTCCTCCGTATCAATTACGATTCCGCTTACGTTGGCAAGGCCTGTATCAGCCTTGGTCTCGACTACTTCTTGTTTTTTCTCTTTAGTCATAATATCAATTATTTGTTTTTGGTTTATTGAGTCGCAACACAGTGTCGCTCGTCTGATGTTTCTACGATCCCTGCATCTTCGCAGTCGTCTAAGAAAATTTGTTTGTCGGAGGGGGCCACCTTTTTGGCGACCTTCGCGAGTGGGAAGTTAACCTGATCCAGCAACGTGTCCAGATCAATTCCATGTTTTTTCGCAATCTTCGCGAAAGTAGCATTATCAGAGATTTTTCGGATGCGCCCCATCGAGCGCAGCTTCAAACCGTCGAGCTTCTCACCTTCTTTAAGAGCCTCGAGCGTCTTACGCTTAATAGCCGCTGACCAGTTCTCCACGATCTTCGCTATGTTGAACAGCTCAGAGAGTCTGGCAGGATTATCCACGTCAGTAGGGTCGATGTCCGGCAGAGTAGTATCAAGTTTCTTGGCCACGTTGATAACGAGTCCACCCAATGCGGGGCAGCTATCCTCGTATTTGCAGAAGCGGCAATACTGGGTCGGGGTGCAATCTTCGAGTTCTGGTGTGCCTGTTTCCCACTTAGGTCGAGTGGCCTCACCCGCTTTGATAATGCGGCTTAGGTCGGCGACCAGAGTCGGTAGGTCAGCTCTCGTAAACGTGTGGTGGAGAGTCGCGTGGTGCTGAGGCACGTAGAACGCGAAGATGATCTCCTTAATGTCAGGATACTTCTGGAAGGCTCCGGTGGTATAGGCTTTCGCCTGCCAGTTAGACTCGGGCGGATCGATGATGCTGATGCCCGTCTTGTAATCAGACATGACGGCTCGCTCACCACCTTCGAGGATCAGGAATCGGTCACAGGTTCCCCATGTCGCGGTCCCATCCAAGGCGACTTCGACTTGGATCTCGTTAAGCTCCTCCGCGATCTCACCGAAGTTTTCCATGAAGGCTTTCTCCATTTCTACGATTTGCTCGTAGATCGACAGCTCCTCCTCAGTTTGGAGAGCGGAAGGATCAAAGACTTCGAGTGCCTCATGAATTCTGGTCCCCATCTCGGCTGCGGGTGACGTGCCGTCGCGGCCCGTGTATCCCGCGCAAGCGGCTACGTATTTCAGGCTCGATGGAGAAAACTCCGCGTGACCCCTGTCTGTGTGGTTTGGTTGGTTATTGGAATCCATATTCTAAATTTAATTCGTTGAGTTTGTCTTGGTCCAAGCCGTAGCCCTTTCCGTATCCTAAATCAATAAGGTTCTCTTTTTTTATTAGGTCATCTTTGTAGACCCACCCCTTGAGGTAGACCACTGAGTTTTTTACGATGGCGAGGACATAGACATCGACATCGGGGTTACCTTTTAGGGTAGCGAGGAGCATCCCCTCTTCGTGGTGAGTTGACTTTACGTCATATCGCAGCCCGTTCAGAATACCGTCGGGGCTGCCGCTTCTTGGTTTAAGTCCGAGGTCAGGGAAGACGTTAAAGGCTTTGGCGAAAGCATACTCCGCTTTGAGGCCCATGACATCAGCCTTCGCCCCATCTTGGCTCCCCATCTTGGCGTCCTTCACTCTGGCGCTACGTGCGATCAAAGAGCGGAGCCTGCCGAGTGTTTCACACACAGCGAGTTCATCTGGTTCGATTACTATTCTCATGGGCTGTTTCTATGTTTCTTATTCTTTTTCTTCTTCTTCTTGCCTCCTGCATGTTTAGAGAAGGTGTGCGGGTGTTGGGGAGCGTCTCCGCTGAAGCGCGCGTTAGCATAGCCGCGACTAGGCCCGTGAGTGGGTTTATTTTTCATGTGTTAATGTTTTACTTTCTTTTATATGGGCTATGCATACCTGTGTATGCGGTGTTCACTCTTCGGTAAGCATTACGGTCTAACTGTTCGTTAGGGACTACGCCTCCCGCTCTCCGAAAAGATAAAAGAGCTGACTTAATCCATAAGCTGTTCTTCTTGCTTTTCGTCCACCTATCGACAGCCACGCGCCAATCAATGCCTTTCTTGTATGCGTTATAACCGGACTTTCCAGCGCCGCTGTCGATGTTTCCTCTATTTGTTATTTGCATCCGACAACGGTTTGAGGTTGATTTGAAGTGAGCTGGAGAAGTTACTCAATACATCCTTAGCATAAGGAGTGACATACCAGTAACCGACTTTTTTTGTAGCACCGCTAGCACCACCTTTTTTTGTAGCACCGCCTTTTATTTCGTATCTGATTTCTTGTCGCGTCAGGTTGTGTTGCTCGCAGGCAACCATCGCCCCATAAATTTTGGCGCGGGAAACATTGAATGCTCGACCTACTTCTGCCGTATTGACGCCTACGTCCCTTGATGCGATATACGCGAGCATAGAAAGCCGATCTGTTTTGGTGATACCAGCTTCCAGCAGGTGTGCTACGGACACCGCTATATTTTTTAATTCTATTTTCATTGATGTAGAGTATTTAAGTTATCCGACTTCTGTTCTATGACGCGCATAACATGTTCCTCGACGGAGTTGCTCGCAACTAGGATCTTCTGGATGGCGTCACTTTTTGCTCCGTTCCGGTGAATCCGGCCCAGCGCCTGTAGGTGGTCCTTCACGTTAAAGGTAGGTGAGATCAACGAGATCCTCTGGCGGTTGCCTTTTATATCGTGCAACGATATGCCCGTGCCACCCGCCGCAATGTTCACGACAATGACGTGTTCGCTATCGTCTTGGAAGTCATCAATTACCTGCTGACGGTCTGCTGCGGTCTGGCCCCCAACAATAGCTGGACACTTTAACAACTGCTGGAGTGTATTAGCGGTATCTGTGAAGTTGACGAAGAGGACAACGCTGTGTCCCTGCTCGACGTAGTCCTTGGCCATCTCGGCCATGTCTTTCGCCTTGAGAGACTCGGCTAGCTGACGGGCGCGGAGCAGGTTGACGAGAACCCAGTCGCTGTCCTCCACAGTCCCGTTCTCTATTAAGTTAGTGAGAATCTCTGGCGTGATACCGAGATCCTTATACGCCTTGGCGATCTTGGCGGCAGAGCCAAATGATACAGGCTCCACGAATACGCGGTTCGCTTTAAAGGAATCGGGGAAGTCGCCCACCGTGAGACGCTTCACGTTCTTGCTATACATGACCTTATTGAGATCATTAAGTTTGGTCTTACGGCGAAGCTCCCACGCCTTCCACTCGTTCTGGGCGCAGCCATACTGCATCATCCAACTGAACCAGCTTTTTAGTTCGTCGGAGGAGCGGTTGAGATTGTGGAGACCCAACGCAAATCCTAACGGGCGCATCTCGGTGGGGTCTTCGGCGGCGGTCGCACTCATTGCGTGGACCGAGTAGCCCTGCATAACGAGCGAGATCATTAGCTGCGCGTTCTGCGTGAACGGCCCTTTGCATTTGTGGACCTCGTCCACCAGCACGATAGTTTCTTCGGGCAGTGACCACAGCATGATCTTCTTCCCGCTCTTCGACATCCACTCTGTTTTCCCGTTACGAATTTTCTCGTAGTTCAGGACGAACAGCGGGTCGATGCCTGTCTCTTTCAGCTCGCGCTCCCATGACGGGATGACTGCCTTGGGGCAGAGGACCGCGACGGGCCTGCCGAGGCTCTTGGCTAGGTGGGCCGCTACGACCGTCTTGCCTGTTCCGACGTGGCTCGTGTCGAGGGTATTGCTGCCGCTCGCCTGCTTATTTAAAAAGAAGTCGAACGCCTCTTTCTGTTTTGGATATAAGGTCTTCATCTATTTGAATTATTGTCTATGAACAGACATATAATTCGGGAGACCCACTCCGTCCAGAAAAAAGTTCAACTTTTTTTACCCCTATGTCGCATCTCCTTCAGCGACAGAGGAGTTTTCTTTATACGACCCATAGCTTGAGCTTGAGGAAGAGCTTGAGGAAGAGCTTGATGAAGAGCTTGATGAAGAGCTTGATGAAGAGCTTGAGGAAGAGCTTGATGAAGAGCTTGAGTCACACCCGTCGCACGGGCCAACCGTGATGTTCCCTAAGCTAGAGTCAACCCACGTTCCGAAGGGGCAAGCACCTTCGTCTGCTCCCCCTTGCGGAGTCGCGGCATCGCCAGCGATCACCATCGACCACTTACAATCGGCGACGCGTTGGAAGGAGATGTCATCCAGAATAAAATTGCCATTGGCCTCTGGAGATATCTCATAACAAACTGCCTCTGTTGCTCCCAGCGGGGTGAATCTGATCTGGATGCATGGACACTGCTCGCACGGGCCACCAGATGAAGAGCTTGATGAAGAACTCGTCGCTACGTAAGGGGTAAGCTTAAGAATGTTGCTCGCACGTCCGGCTGAGAAATACATGCTGTCGCCAGAGGTAACCCCATAGGTGTAGTAAAGAGTGTTAGGCGAACCAGACAGCGCGAGTATGTGGGAAATATCTTCGTAGCCAATCTCGTCAGTGGCAGGGTCGATCCACATTAAATAATCCTCATCCCACGGGACAGAGTAAATACGACCATCCGGTCCGAGGAGGGAGCTGAATGACTTGGACGTCGATGTTGCTGTGGCGGATATTAGTGCAGCAGGTAACGGTAGCTCATAAGCCCTGTCCGTAGTGGTATCAATTTTTAGGATCGAGTTCGCCCTTCTGGGCATCGCGTAAATGTTACCGGATACGGGGTCCACAGTTCCGCCCGAATATTTAACGAAGTAAGGGGGCGTATTGCCTGCGTTGTAGGAAGATACGGGCGGCGGGAACGCGGTCTCTGTAGGAAGAGGGGCGTTTCCTGTTAGTGTATCGACCCCCTCCGCAGAGAATCCCGTAGAAGGATCAGTGATTATGATGCGGCCTGCGCCCATCGGGGTGCTGTATAGCTTGCCATTCGGTGCGGCAGTGACTCCCCACTTAGAGTCATAAGTCCCATTATTCGTATCAGTAGACCAATTAGGTCTAGCCGTGTAAATTCCTCCGGTTCTAGCGGTGGTATATTGTAAAGCCGTGAGGGTAGAATCGGTTGTTGTATCCAACCGGAAGACATACTTCAAAGGATGCCCTCCGCTATACTGGGTCGAATAGATCACGCCGGACGAGTCTATAGCACCTCCCCTTGTCTGGTTAGAGCCGCCCACAGTTGTGGCGACGAGACCTCCGCTAGTGCTTGTATCTAAGATTAACCAGCCTGACCCATTGTGCGGGTTGAAATACATCTTCCCATTCGGAGCGAGCAAACCATCAACCCACTTTTGGCGTTTATTGGAGGGCTGCGAGACGCTTAGGGAGCTTAGAGTTACCTGAGATACTGAGTCGTCGGCGGGGTCAATAACGAGAACGCTATCGACGTAGTATGGTGCGCAATAAAGTTTACCATCAGCGCCCTCTACGATAGACCGCCACTTAATAGCGTTGCCAACCGTGCTACCAGTGCTTAGTAGGTTGTAACCAAACGGGCCTGCAGCGGCGGAGATGCCCACGCTGGTAGAACTGCTGCTGGAACTCGAACTGCTGCTGGAACTCGAACTACTGCTGGAACTCGAACTACTGCTGGAACTCGAACTACTGCTGGAACTGGAACTGCTCATAACCAGACTAATAGCCTAGAATTAGAGCCGCGTCGATACCTAAGCTTAACTCTTTTTACCGTTCCTTATATAGAGGGCGATAAGGTAGGCGTCGATCATCCCGTCGTGGGGCTTTTTGCACCTCTTGCTCGCGAGCCAGTTCTCTTCTGGCTCAAGCGATATAGCCAACGCTAAAGCAAATTCTTTGGACCTACCTTTAGGCATCCGGCCAAGCATCTTCTTTTGCCACTTGTGGACTGAGACTCGTTGTACAGGATACTGGTGGCTTTCGGCCATGCCAACTAGTTTGCCGAAGCTGATGGCCATAGACCTGACTGCTTGCGAACTTTTCGCGTGGGCTAAAGGTTCTTCAATGGCCAGCTCAAATGGCGTGTTGAGGTCCAGAAGCCACTGCTTTATGGTGCGGATGTCGATCTCCTTTTTCTTCGACATCTGGAGAGTCGGCATGCGAATCTTGTCGATGATTCTACCGTCGAATTTAGAGACCGCGCAGAGTCCGCCGTCGAGTCCATTGTCAATTCCTACGATCATTTTTGTCGGGGTTCCCGTTCGGGAATAAAATATAACTTACAGGTATTATTCGCGGTAGTATTCCCTGTCGGGAACATTATCGCGCTCGCGCTCTTCGGTGAGCAGAGCTTTAGCAAGAATAGAGTAGTTCACGAGATCCTCGCAGGCATCGTCAACTGACTCACCTGCCACCTTCAGCTCACCGTCGTTCACGAACGACTTAATGCGCATCAGTTTATCCTGCATCCTCAACAGGAGTCCGGTTACCGGATGGAGTCCTAGTGACCGCGCTGACTTAAAGTTGGCGAGAGCGTCGATTGTTTCAGCGCCCCCACAGTAGTCGGAGTTCTTGGCTCGCATGATACCAAGCGTTTTAGCGCATGTGTCTTCGTGGAGCTTGAATAAGGTTTCGGGTTTCATGGTTAAGCTAGTATGGAGTCGGCTCTGACGAGGAGACCGTCACCTTCCGCCGGAACTAAGACGCGGATGCCGCTCGGCAGCGACTGGAGGTATAGGACTTCGCGAGCGTTGGACGGGTTGACCCGATACCAAAGGCCGCCAGCTTTGCTGACTGAAAAGCGGAAGTCTGCGCCCTCATCAATTCGAGTGATGAAGCGGGGGCCTACTTCGGGGATTCTGTTAGGGAACATGTTACTTCTTCTTTGTTTTTGGTGTTTTATGAGGCACAACATCAGCGTCGATAGTGTTATTTTTCATTGCTTTTAAGGAGCCCTTACCTTTGTCTGCCATACTGTTATTTAGAATAGAGATGTCAATCTGCATTTTGCCACCACTGCCTCCAGCCCCTTTTTCGTTTAGGCCCATGTTGCGTCGGATTAGCTGATCGAGATCAGATAGCTCCTTCACGGTTCGCGGACCCTTAATCGTTTTTAAGGAATCGCGAAGCAGTTTGATTCCTGCTGCGGCAATGTAGTGCTGGTATTTGTCAGCTACGGTGGACTGCGACTCTGCAATTTCAGCGAGTGATATGTCTTCGTCTTCAGAAGCTTGCTTCTTGAGATCCCGAATAGCTGCGTCTGACATAGGCTCTAGTATGTCGTAAACTGTTTCGTCTAGTGCGCCTTCGCTTTCTTTTTTGTGGATGCGTTTCAGCTCATCTTTCGGCGTGTTCTTCACCAGCCCTCTCGGACGTGGGGGACATGAAGCTCGTTTAAACCATGTTCTAACCGTATTATAATGAACACCGTAGTGTTCCGCTACGGCGGTGTTAGACCACCCTTTCTTAATGAGGTCATAAGCTTCCTGTAAGTTAGGGTTCACCTTAAGTTGTTCAGCAAACAAAGCCTTGTCTTTGGGTTCCATTGACATTATTTATACTTAATATGCCTAAAGAAGCAGTAGGGGGCAAGAAAATTCTTGAGCCTCGCATTCATCCAGTTACTAAGAAGATGGATATTGGGGGACTCTCAATACCACCAACCAGTTTACTTACCGCGCTGCTCTACGGATTCGCGCACCACCCTAAAGTTCTGGCAAGGGAATATTATTTCTGGCGTGTGTGCGACGAACTCTGGAATCACGATGGATTGCCGGAACCTATGATGGTCCGTCATACTTGGGCAGAGCAAATGATTCGTGCTGCGCTGAATGATAAGTATCTTGCCATCGGTGGCTCCGCTTCATCTGGCAAGTCGCACACGATGGCTGCATGGGGGATCGTTCAATGGTTGAGCCAGCCACGAGACACGCTGGTCCTGATGACCTCTACCACGCTACGGGAAGCACGAAAAAGGATTTGGGGTTCAGTCATGTCCTTGCTCTCTGTGATTGAGGGTGCACCAATCAAGATTCGGGATTCAATTGGAAACGCGGCCTACGTTGACGAGCGGGGCATCCTCATTGAGCGTGCAGGGCTATCGTTGATCGCAGCGGAGAAGTCCAAGACGAGAGAGGCCATCGGAAAGTTCATCGGTATTAAACAGAAGAGGGTCATCCTCATCGGGGACGAGCTGTCAGAATTGTCGGAGGCTATCCTTAACGCAGGTCTGACTAACTTGTCGAAGAACCCATCGTTCCAGATGATCGGGATGAGCAACCCGAACTCTCGCTTCGATGCTTTCGGTGTGTGGTCTGAGCCTAAAAACGGTTGGGAGTCAATTGACACGCAGACTGCGGATGAGTGGAGGACGAAGTGGGGAGGTAAGTATATTCGACTCGATGGCGAACGCAGTCCTAATATACTGCTAGGTGAGGTTAAGTATCCTTGGCTACCCACCGCTGAAAAGCTGGAGGAGGACAGAATCCTTTTAGGTCCTGAATCTCGCGGCTACATGCGGATGGTCCGCGCCATCTTCTTTGACAGTGACGAGACCACCGGAATCTACTCCGAAGCGGAGATGGTTAAGAGTGGTTCTTTGGGGGACGTTGATTGGGCTGATACCCCTACCATCGTTGCAGGTATTGACCCCGCATTCACCAACGGTGGGGACAGGACAATTATGTATACCGCCGAAGTTGGATACGCCCGTAATGGACAATACGTCTGCAAGCTGGGCGAGGCGATCCACCTCAACGATGATGCGACGAACAAGGCAATTCCCCGAACATACCAGATCGTCCACCAAATCATTGACCACTGCAAGAGGCGCAATATCTCGCCCACTAATGTGGCTCTCGACTCGACCGGAGCGGGGGCACCCTTCTGTGATGTTCTAGCTGGCGAATGGGAGAGTTCGTTCATGAGAGTCACCTTTGGGGGCAAGGCTTCTGACAAGCGGGTCAGCATGAACAGTCAGCTAACGGGAACCGAACTCTACGTTAACCGAGTTTCAGAACTCTGGTTCGTTGGAAAAGAGCTGATGCGAACGAGGCAACTCTACGGAATCTCATCCGATTTGGCCAAAGAGATGTGTGCCAGAAACTACGACATGGTAAAAACGGGATCGCTAAAAGTGAAAATTGAGTCGAAGCCGGAGTTTAAATCGCGCTTCGGTCGTAGTCCCGATTTAGCAGACGCCGCGTTTTTGGCTCTCGATTGCGCCCGTCAGCGGTTGGGCATGGTTGCCATCGACCCGCCTAAAGACGTTGATGGTAAAGGGTTCAGGG